ACCGCTATTAGATGTTATATTTAAATCATTTTCTGCTGTCATATTTATTTCACTATCTGTAGCTTCAATATTTACATTTCCTAGTGATGATATTACATTAACATCAGTAGCATCATCTGCACCGGCTATAATATTCACTTCACCTAAAGGAGAAAAAATATTTATATTAGCAGGATCATCAACACCAGCTGTTATATTAATATCTGTGTCTATAGTTTTTAAATTAAATATACCTCCGTCTTTTTCAGTTCCAAGAATGATGTTCATATCACCGTTTTCTGTAGATATATCTATATCTTTATCAAGTTTTATATCAATTATGTTTGTTTCATCTTTATCTCCAATTTTTAAACATAATGTTTTAAATTTAAATGTACCATCTTGATCGCATATCAAATCCAAGGTTCCATTATCGGCATCAAACCTTACAATATTTTTCGCATTGTCACTGACTAATAAAAAAATGTTATCTGCTCCTCCCTGCGGCATTTTACTACCAGTATAAAACTTTCCTAGTATATAACCTTCTTCAATTCCATTTTCAAGTCTTGATATTAAAACATGATCTCCAGGCTTAGGAGTATAATATACATTCCAACCACCAATTGCCGGAAACAATACTTGTAATTTACTACTTACAAGACCAGATAAATCATCCATTGCAACACGAGCTGAAGCGGATATATTATCGCGCTCTGAAACTTGACCTACATGGAATACCGAACGGTTGTCAGACATTTTTAATAACCCTCTAATACACGATGAATCTTTATTACTGTTGTATAACCATCAGCAACTTTATGCGTTGCATTATCGATTGCCCACTTACCGTTATATTTACCCCAATTTGTCAATCCAATATTTAAACCAGAAATCATTTTTACATGACCAATCATAGTTAATGTTCCTATCCATTCCTTTTTATTTTTTTTGCGCGCAACTGCTTTACATTGCCGTAATGCGTTATCTGTTGTATCAGATCGTACATTTTCAAAATCATCAACAGTTTCATTAAATGGACAAAATCCTGTATCAAATGTACCGTCTGGATCACCTGATGCTGTATCAACACCATTACGGAAATCATCACCGCGTAAATCACCAGGCCGTTTATTAATACGTTCAATTTGACCTGTTGATGGCGGATTAGGCGGAGTAAACTCTGCTTCCACTAATTGCCCACTTTTTGGATCTTTATATGTTGAAATAACTTTGCTTACTGTATCAGTTGTATCCTGAGATAAAAAGAAACTTTTTATCTTTCCACCTACGTCTGATTTATCGAATGTGTCTACAACATCCCGTTGTTCATATACATATTCTTCAAATAATACTAACTTACCACCTGTTACTTTAAGTGATACTCCATACTCATCGCATAATTCTTGTAAAAACGACATATCAGATTTTTGCCACTGGTCTATACGATCAAGCTGTATATCGCTTTCAACTTCATACATTAATTGCAAATCTGCTTCACTTGATATATCCTGCGCTATTTTTTCAAGTGTTGTATCTTCCCATGATTTAGTTTTTTCTTCTCTGCGTATACTGGACGATATAGGAGTGGATACACCTTTAATAGACATTACATCCGGAGGTCCGGAAAAATCAGGACTTGCTATTTCAAATTCTCCACAATCTAATTCATCAATGTCATCTTCACTATTCCAGTTTTCAATTTTTATTTTTGCTTTTATTTTTGCACCTGGTATATCAAAATACCAATCATTATGCCAGAAACCATCTCTGTCATGTAAATTAACAGATATAGAATCAGCTTCATTGCTTCCATTATCTTCATGAGTAAAATCTAGAAAATATTTTCCTATAGCATTTGTTATATCTGTTCCGTTATATGATATTTCAATACTTGAATTACGTGGAAACGCCATTTTATACCTTCCATGGCGGTAAATTAATCGATGATTGCGACCGTTTAATTGGACGCTCCGGGACATTAATAATTAATGGTTCATTAAATTGGACAATATGCCGTAATGTTGGGTTAGCGGATAACAACACATTCATTAAGCATTCATCACCAAAAATACGGAAACTGACTAAATCCCAAACATCGCCTTGTGATACCATGTACTGCCTAAGCATATGATACCCGCCTAGAATCCCGACCTAATTCTTCTAATATTGATTTTACCCGCTCCTTTAAACTATCTCCTACTTTATGTCCAGCGGCTTCTATTTGATTAACTGTTCCTGCATCTGGAGTTCCTCCATTGAAATTATTTGTCATTTTAAAATCAAAATTAATAATATTATCTCCGCCCGACAATCTTTGTGCTGCTGCCTGCATGACCGGAGATACTTGCTGAGTTGGAGTCTGTGTTTGGTTATTTCCATTTTGGAAATAACCACCTAACTCTCCAGCCTGTCTCCAAATATCGAATCCTTCTCGGCTGTTATTTAATGGAACAACAGCTTCTGCGCCTTTTTCTGCTATTTCTGCTATATGTCGAGTTCGGAATATTCCACCATCCGCATGACCAGGTATACTATTTCTGCCGCCTGTAAAGAAATTACCAACAGCGTTTCCGACATTACCTACAAAATTACCAACGGCACTAGCAGCGTTACTAATTCCACTACCTACTGTACTTGCTACATTGCCAATTCCGCTGCCGATACTTCCAAAGAAATCTTTAATTTGCTGTACACCATTTTGGACAAAATCAATAACTCTTTGAAACGCTTCTCTTATACCGTCAAATATTCTGGTAAATACATCACCAACACCGCTTAATTTTTCACTTGTAAAATCTTTAAAGTTTGCAAAACCATTTTTAATATTATCCAATGCACTTTGTCCTATTTCTTTCATTCCACTAAAATCTCCGTTAGCTGCTTGTCTTATTGCATTTAACCCCATTCTTCCTGCCGATGCTAAATCAGGGAATCTTTCGCTTAATCTATCTAAAGCACGATCGCCAACATCTAAAACGTTATTAAATACAACGCCCGCGCCTTCTTTGATATTATTAAACGCATTAATTGATACGTCTTTAAATCTTGACGCGCCGTCTTTTATATTTTCCCATGTGTTAGATGCTACATTTTTAATATTGTCCCATGCGTTACCTGCTATGTCTCTTACATTACTCCAAACACCTATTGCGTTATCCTTAAATGTATTTAACCCTGCTTTAATATTTTCCAGCACGTTTTGTCCTATTTCTTTCATTCCACTGAAATCTCCGTTGGCAGCTAATCGTATTGCATTTAAACCTACTCTGCCAGCCTCGGCTAATTCTGGAAATCTTTCGCTTAATCTATCTAAAGCTCGATCGCCAATATCTAAAGCGCTGTTAAACGCCATACCTGCTCGTTCTCTAACTTTATTAAAACTTTCAACAGTTTTATTTTTTAGTTTATTCGCGCCCTCTTTTATTCCATCCCATGCTTTACCAGCTATGTTTTTGATGCTGTTAAATATATTCGATGTTACATCCTTAAATATTGCCCAGCGCTCCTTCATATTCTCTACAGCATTACCTGCCACATTTTTAATACCTTCCAATGCGTTGCCTGCTATATCTTTAATTCCATCCCAAGCTCTGCCCGCTGTATCTTTAATTCCGCTCCATACACCGCCGAAAAACTCACCTGCTTTACCAAATACGTTTTTAATGCCTTCCCATGCATTACTAAAAATATTTTTAATATTTTCCCATAACTGTATAAAAAACTCTTTGATAGTTTCCCAGTGCGTTATCACCAATCCAACAGGATGGTATTTCAGAAAAATATTCTTGATGCCTTCCCATGCAGCTGAAAATATTTTTTTAATTCCTTCCCATAGATTCTTGAAAAAATCACCAACTGCTTGAAATGCGGATTTTATCCAATCGCCGATGCCTTCTATATTTTTACCGAAAGCCGCAAATATTCTTGTTACAAACTCAATGCCATCACCAAATAAATTCTTAAAAAAATCAACAATTCCGCTTATAATGGTTTTAATACCGCCGAAAATACCTGCAAATATATCTCCGAGTTTACTAAATTGATTTTTAACAACTTCTATTGCACCTGACCAGCCATCTTGAAATAACGCTGCAATCACTTTAATAATTGTTTCTATCGGCCAGAAAATTAATTTAACAACATTCCATAACGTTTGAAACACACCTATTACAATCTGTATGGCACTGGTTATAGTGTTCATAACCGTTTTAATAGCAAATAAAACTCCACCTTCCAGAATACCCATAATAATACCTAAAACATCTTTTGCTACTTCTCCAACTCGTTCCCAATTAACAGCCATTTCGTTTGTACCGCCGGAAAACGCTGACTTTATACGTTCAATACAATCTAAAGCATACTGTTTTAGATTATCAAAATTGCGTATAACAGTGTAAACTACAGCTGCTATGCCGGCAATGATTCCAATTATTGGTAATGCCGCTTTTGCTATTATGCCTAAAATCATTGGTATCTTTGAGAGTATTACAGGGAGCGCTTTAAATAATACAGAAATATACTTTCCAAATGACCAAATAACTTTTAATCCACTAATGAAAGTTGGCGCTATCGCAAGTCCGCCTATTATTATGGCAAGATTTTTCCAACCACCGACAAAATCTTTTACTTTATTAATTGTGTCCCATATCCAAGTGCCAAATTCTTTAACCTTTTCGATTATTTCAGGCAACCTTCGAACTAAATCAGCTACAAACTCTCCGAAACGCCGTCCTAATTCCTGCACTGATGGTACATTAGATGCAATCGCATCACTTAATATAGTAAACGCCTCTGTCATAGGTGTGATTGAACCTTGAAAAAATTGAGTTTTTAAACCTGATACAGCTGTTTTTAAATTACTCATTTGAGTTAAATATTCATTGGAAGCTGCGGCCATATCATCGCTTACAAAATTACCGTAACGTTTTCCCGCTTCCATTAAATCTTGAATACTTTCGCTTCCCTGTGATAAAGCCGCTGCCATTGTCGGGCCGGCTGCTCTTCCAAACAATGTTGCCGCCATTTCTGTACGTTCAAAATCATTCGGTAAACTTTTTAAAACATCTGCAATATGTAAAAATGATTGCTCCGGACCCATTGCGACTAATTCTTCGGCAGATAATCCTATAGCCGTAAGTTGTCTCTGCATTGACTCATTTCCGGCTGCAGCGCGATTAATAATTAAATTATATTTTTCAAGAGCAGTATTAAGCTCTGACGCTTCTGTAAATCCTTGTCCAAGCGCAAAATGTAATGCTTGAAAAGACTCCGCACTTATGCCGATGCGCTGAGAAGCCCTATATGCTTCGTTCCCGGCTTCAGCTACGCTATGGGTTCCGGCAACCAGCGCGGCAGTAGCAGCTGTCACGCTTCCTATTGCACCTGCAACTAAACGCCCAGCGTTTCTTGTGAATGCTTGAAAATCTCTACTGAGTTCTTGACCTGCCGCTTGAACTTGAGCAATCTGATTTTTTACCGCTCTAAGAGCGCTAGTCGCATCTTTATCGTCTCCGGATATTTCAAGAACTAAATTCCAAAATGTGTTTTTTGAACCTGCCATTTATTATTTCCTTGGTTTTTGCGAATCCGCAATTACCTTTTCAACAATCGCGTTATATTCAAACAACTCCGATAACGGCATTTCCAACAATTCCGTTATCGAAGTGTGAAGTACAATTGCAAGACCAACAACAATACCCCTAATATATCCACAAGGATCAGCGTAATCGAATATTACAAAATCTTCGTATCGCCTACTTTTTCTATCTCTGGATTCTCCGGCAGAGCTGGAACTGCCGGTATGGTAAAACCCACTTTTTCCTTCATGTAGTTGTTATAATATTCTTGTGGATCTTCTTTCATGAGATATCTTTGTATAAGAGTGCAAATCAATTCAAAATCTTCATATGGAAATTTTTCTATTGCTCTAAATGGAACAGTAGAAATCATAGAAGCCAAACGTGAAGTATACTCTGTACTTATTTGCCTCATTGCAGCAGTTAAATTACCCGATACTTCACGTTCACACTGATTCAATATTTTTCCATTTATTTTACCGAAATCTAATTCCACAGAAGATATTTCTCTATCTTCCCATTTATGTATTTCTGACAGTTTTATATTTACAGTTCCTTTAAACATTTAAATACTCCTTTAACCAACAAGAATGTTTTGTCTGGTAGTTTCCATCATGTCTTTGCCATTGACAGTATAAATAAATTTGAACGGATCCCACTCAAGTTTATCTGCACCATCCATCCAATGATGCACATAATAAACCTGCATAGTAACAGAGGCATCACTGGGAGAAGCCGGTTCTATAGAACCTGGATTTGATCCGCTTAACGGACCTTTTATTACCCATCGATCTGATACCTTCTCTTGTGCATGATTGTCTGTATTTAGCACAATAATTTCATTACGCAAATCAAGTGTTTTTGTGGAACCAAGTTCCAAGTATTGCATAATTTCACCGTAAATCTTTTGACAACTTATTGTTGCTGTCATAGCACTCATTACCCCGGGAGCCGGGACATTTACCTCACCTGCAACTCCAGCTCCTTTATATGTTTCAGTTAATAATTCAAAGTTCGGCAATTCAACAGTGACAACACCGTCAAGAGGACGATTTGATTCTGAATCATATATTTTAAAAACATTATTTATTTTTCCAATTCCTGGTCTCATGTTTTATTCCTCCTTAACCAAATAATCTTTCAAGATAATCAGGATCATAACTGAAATTAAATTCCAGTTCCTTAGCAGCGTTCGGCGGAGTAAGGAAAACGCGGAAAAACATTTTTCCACTCATTATTCCCTGATTATTATTATCTGCGCGTAGGAACTCTACACGTCCGCCTATAATCGCACCTCTTGATTGCAAAGTATTCATATACTCATTTCCTGTGAGCAAAATAATATCAATTAAAAGCCTTCGTATTGGCTTATCTACATTTTGCCACATAGTCCTATTCACAACATTTTGTGTGAAAGAGAACATACGTCGAACACCGCGTTCAAAATCTTTTATATCGGTATTACCAGGGAAGGCTGTTGTTTCAACACCCCATGCTCTCCAGCCATCCATATTTATAAACGTACCGATACCATTTTCATTCAGGTAATTTGCCTGTTTGATTGACATCATTGGAATTATATTTCCGTCTTCATCGCACAAATTGGTCATAGCCAATAATTTATTTGATGCCTGTTCATACGGAAGACCACTGTTTCTGCCGTCTACTTCACCGTACATACCAGCCATACGCACTGATGCCAAGAATATTTGCTCACCAATTGCGACACACGGCCAATCCGCAAACGCATACGGTGAAACATAGGAATTATCGTTTTTCCATTTAGGGAGATTGCGATAATTTGAATATGCTCCGGTTGTTGGAAGATCAAGTAGCGCCATACAGGAAAATTCGCCTTCAAGATGTTCTGCTTTGCCCATTAGTACAGCAGCAACCTCAGGAATATGACTCCATCCAGGAGCAAGAAGGAAGCTTGGTATTTTTCGGTAAACAGAAAATACTTCATCGACAAGCTCAATTCCTGTGCGTTGATTAGTTGCCGGATCAACTCCACCTATGATGTCATCTTTAGTTACATTGTCAACTGTTGCCTGTTTATACGTTATATTTAAAGAAGCTGTACTGGAAGGAATATCTCCATCGTCAGCAATTTCAATTAGAAGTTTATCTCCGTCATAACGCAAACTATAATCATTTTCTCTGATATAATCCGGCTGCCCATTTACAGCATTATGTACCGTAACACCGCTTATCATTGCCATAGGATCGTCAATTGTAGCAATACCATTAATAATAGGCAGCGCAATTTCAGCAACTTCTTGCGCGTCCTTTAATGGATTCCAAACGTTGATTAAAACCAAAGGGGATACCAAATGTAAGCGCATTTGTGAAAACAACATCATCGACAGTGGAAATTTTTTCCAGTGTTTAGGGTTCACATAACCCATATCAGCTACACCTTCAGAAAAACTAAAAAGTAACGCTGGGTTATTAACCGCTATTGCAGGGTTTTCCAATCTGTGTACAGGAGCAACACCAATTGCTACAGGCAATGCAGAATCTACCGCAGCCGGAACTTGTAACGGTGTCGGTGATTCTGTTATTCGAACTCCGTGAAAATAAGCCATTTTATTTCTCCTTACGTCATCACGACGTTAGTAATAAAATATGGGGTTAGGTACTGTCTCACGACGTTCCGCCCCATTCCGGTATTAAACCGCCGGTACGGTTCCTTTGCTTTCAATCCCAAAAAGATTTTATTTCTCTGAGGGAACCTCAATTGATGGTGGACATCCTTGCCACACCGTTTCCATAATCGCTGTGTAATATGGCGGTTCTTTACTGTTTAATGGAGACCATTTAATAGGAGTAGTCAATTGATATCCTTCAAGAATTGTTTCAGATAACAAATCTTGTAATGTCCTCCAAAGCATAGCAATTGGAATACGCCATCCCTGATTGTCTTTACTATTT